AGAAAAAGAAGTAAACAATACTAATGCAAAAACTGAACAAGGTTTATTTAAAAGGAAAAAGATCCCTCCACTAAAGAAAAATGAGGTTGATGAACCTAAATTGGAAATAAAAGAAGAAAAAGAGGAAAAGGTTGAAAGAAAACCTAAAAATGAAACACCATGTAAATTTGGATTAAAATGTCGGAGACCTGTTGGACGATGTATGTTTTTACATGCAGAAAAACAGGGATTTGCAAAGCTTGAATTAACTCAGGAATTAATGGATAGCATGACCGAGTATATAGGCTTAATTAAAGATGGTGACGATTATCCTGCTCAAGTTTCTTTTATTGGAAATTATACAGTTGCAGCTCAACACACAGTAAAGGATTTCCAAGATTCTTTGGAAATTGTCTATAGAACAAAAGGCCAATTACAAACAGCTACTGTTAAATTGTTAAAAACGATAGTGGCTCATGACTGCAACAATTCTAGGGAAGATTTATACCTCTATTCAAAACCTAAAAATGTAAAAGGGATGATACCACGTCTCATTACATCTGGAGCAGAGTGTGCTGTTCTATATTACACAAAGAAGGACGATGATTTGGTTTTAGCAGGAGAAGTAGCTACGTTTAAGAATGGTGGTTATTCCTGTTCAACCTTTGCTGGTAGTTGTAATGGTCCTTGTGTATTTCAGGTTCAAACACAAATCTTTGTTGGTGGAATTCATAATGCCACTGATGGAGAAAGTAATTTTTCCATACTTTTTACTAAAAGTATGCTTTCAAATTTTTCCTAAACCTTCTTGTACAACGACCCCTGTTAACTGGGTTTGAGTCTAATATATTAAATTCTCAAATTACAGAGGGTCCATATACCAGTAACGGCATAAAATTTTTGTGTCGTGCAAGAAGGGGAAAACAATTGCCGAATTGTAAAATAGATAAAAGAGTATTAAATTTTTATAGATCAGTTGGTCTCGATGAAGTATTAGAGTTAAAACATTATATAAAAGAATCCGTTGGATCCACATATGATAAAACTCAATATTTACCAGCTATCATTCAAGACGATTTAGCATATTCAAAATTTTTAAATTATTTTCCAAAAGAGAGAATAATAGATAAAGAATCATGGTCTTTAACATTAGATTGGTTACATGAGCATTTAAAGCCAATGGGAACAGTACGTACCCTCAAAGATGGAGAATTAGTCTCCAATTTGGTCATGGGTGACTTGAAAGGTTCCTGTGGTTATGCTTTTAAAGGTTATAAAGATAAGAGGGATTTTATAGAAAGAAGTATGTCCTATTATTTTAGAGAAAAACTTATATTTAAGACCAATCCAGTAGCTCTATGGAATGTTTTTCAGAAAGAAGAATTAAGAGAAGGAGCAAAAGTTTTAGATGAACCTTCTACCCGCATTGTTTGGGGTAGTTCCATGTTTCTTTTTATAGCTCAATTTCAGCTATATCATAATCTTTTTAAACGCTTCCTGGAAAAGAGGAAAAAACTTTGGTCATCCTGTGGACTGGATTTTTGCAGTATGGAATATGGTCAAGCCATGAGTGTTTTTAAAGATCAAAAAGTTTGCAGTATTGACGGAACTGCTTTCGATGCATCTATGCAGCAACAAGACATCGTAGATTTGTTTGAAGTTTGGAATTCATTTATAGAGAATAGAGATAAAAATGATGAATTCTATGAAACATTAAGTTATATTATGTCAAATGAAATTTATTCAGTAGCAATTTTACCATGTGGCGGTGTAGCCCAAAAAGAATGTGGTAATCCATCTGGATCATATTTGACTTTAATAAGAAATACTTGTCATAATTTTCGGTTGTATGCGTATGTATTTATTGAATCTTGTAAGAAAGAAAACATTGTTCCTAGTTATTCTTACTTTAAACGTATTCAAAAAGCTTTGATGAATGGAGATGATTGTATAATTAACAAAACAAGGTTTATAAATTGGAAAACCATCAAAGAACATTTATCTAAGTTTTTAAAAATTACCTCAGTTTCGCATGAGGGCTCACACAACATTCCACTAGAAGTGGCTACTTATTGTGGTTGCACCCCCGTCATTATTAATGGGTCAATTGTTCCTGTGAGAAATTCTTATAAATTGCTACTATCTTTACTCTTCATGAATGAAAATGATGAAAATTTAGAACAAAGAGTAATGGGATTAATGGTAGCAAATATAAATGATGATTTGTTTGTTCACACTTTATCTTTATTTTGTAGAATTCATCATTTTGCAATGCCCAATATAGGGTACCTTCAAAGCAAATATATTTATAAACAGTTATGAGGGTCGATCGTAAAGAAATCCCTCAAATATTTATATATTTGAACTTTACAACAAAATGTCAACTTCTGCCAAACCAACCCTTGCTAGTATTCAAAAGAGACAACAGAAACTTATTCAAGAAATTAATCAGAGTAATTCAAGAAATAAATCTCAAGCTCAAGAAAATCAGAAATTAAGAGCTCTCGTGAAAAGAAAGAATACTGAACTTACAAGGAGAAACAAACAAAACACTTCTATTAAAAATTATAGGCCTTTACCAAAACCAATGAGTAATAACAACAATCGAGCACAAATGACGTTAGACCCAATGTCTGCTATAAATTTAAAACGTGGTTCCTTTTCAACTCAATGGAATAAATATTTAAATGGCCTATTAGATCCTAAACTTACCGACCAATACATACCCGATTTTTGTATGTTCCCATTTACAACTTTGCAATCTAAAACTGTGTGTGAAATAACTAGTAGTTCCGCTGGAGCTTTTCTCATGTTGGCAACTCCCTACATGACTGAAACTGGTTTATTTTTCAATGGTTCCATTGCTCCTGCTACAAGCCCAATCGCTTTGGTAAATGGTGTTCAATATGGTCCTGGTGCCGCTGGAGGCACTATTTTTGCTAATACTGTATATCCTTCTGTTAAAACTCAATCTAACTCATACCGTATTGTTTCAATGCAAATTGCTGTAACTTATATAGCTCCAACTATAACCGCTCAAGGGAGAATGGTGACTGCATGTCTACCACCTACAACTATAGGAGCTTATTCTTTAAATGACTTCACTAGCTTAGCCAATTATAATTATTCATTTCAAGGAGCTGCTCTTCAAGGCGCAACTCAAATTTGGTTTCCTGATGGCCCAAATTCACAAGAAATGATAGAAATAACTTTTTCTGGCGCTTCTTTAGATTTACCTTTCATTGCTGTAGCTTGTGACGGTTTACCAGCTAATACAAAAGTGATGACGATAACGATAACTCAAAATTATGAAGTCTTTTCTACAGCTCAAATTTTAACTGCACCCAAAGGATCTAGGGTGACTTCTTCAACTGCTATAGACCATGCTGGCTCAACTCTAAATGCCGTTTACGAATCGAACGGTGGAGGCCACCCCGGTAGCACTCAAAAAGAGCACAAATCATTCTTAAGTGATGCTCTTAGGATAGGAGGCGAAATTGCGAAAACCGCCTTACCTCTCATTTCAGCGATGCTGATTTAAATTTAGAAATACCCCCACCGATGTTAAGGGGGGCTAGGTTTTTTAGGAACTAAAACTTTTATGCTTATTTTAAGTATTTTAGAAACGAATTTTCTAACTGCCGAATTGCAGTTCTTTTAAAAGAGAAAATACTATAATAATAATCATAAAAATGCTTTCAATGGTTCCATTGCTCCTGCTACAAGCCCAATCGCTTTGGTAAATGGTGTTCAATATGGTCCTGGTGCCGCTGGAGGCACTATTTTTGCTAATACTGTATATCC